TCGTTAGTCGTTTCATCTTTCTTAACTACGACTTGATTAACTGGTCCGCATTTGTAATTTGGTTCTTTTTCACCGATAGGTGTGCAGTGCTCTAAAGTTAAAGCCCATCTTTTCCAAGACTTTGAAAGGGCATCCCAGTAGAACATTTGGTCCTTATTGGCTTTCAATTTCCAATCGCTGCCACCGAAAGTGCTGTAGTGAGTTGCTTCATCTTCTTCACCAACACAGCAACCAAATTGTTCAAGAAATTCTGCATTGAAGAAAAAGCTCATACACACCTCACGCTTTAATTGTTGCTAAAAGGTTGGCAGTGTGTTGGCGCTCCATTTCTGCAATCTTGCTTCGCCACAGGCGGTATTCTTTCGAGTCGATATCACCACGTTGGAACGCATATTCAACTGCACCTGCCAACAGTTCAGGATGCTTGCTTAAGTCCTTCAGAAGCTTTGATTCAGCAGCATCAAACGAGATATTGGCTAACATATTCATTAGATAATCCCCCAGTGAACCGCCAAGATGAGGTTAAACAGCACGATATCTAAAAGGGCTAAGATCATGAGGCACCCCCAAAAGCACTTCTGAATAATGCAACTACTTTTTCAATATCCGAAGGGCGATATAGTCCGAAAATCATTCCACTATATCTCTCACTGTTGTAACTAACAGTGTGATAGCCATCTATTGACTCATCACTGATATAGCAGCACTCTTCACCTTCTTTTGGTTGAAAAGGAGCAGGGATTTCAAGTTCAAGCTTGATGGTTTGGGGTTTGAGGCGGAATGAATAACCGCCATTCTTTTCAAAGACTCCCAAAGTGGTATCTGATGTAATATCGATGAAATCACCGTTAGCCAACATAAACTGCACAGGATGACCTTCTAAATGCGCCTCCGCTGCTTCAAAGCGATTTAAGTGGTCTGATGTGATGAACTTCTTAGCTTGCGCAACAAGTTCTGCATCCGCACCGCTAATCAAGGCTGGGTCTTTTTCTTCCGTGCCATTGCTAAATGTAAGGTGGTGTTCGCCATTCTCATCAAAGCGCCCAGTGGCAGTGATTTTGTAGTTATCCATGAGAGGGCTCCTTAATCCATTTGCCAATGGATGTAGCAGTCAACACCCATGCTTTTAAGATGAGCAGACATAGCTTCAACACCCGCGGTGTTTTTATCGCCCATGCCAAAACTACCTGAAAGAACAAATGCTCCTGCATGAGACCAATGTTTGTAGCAGTTAATGCCTGCATTATTTAGAGAGGTTTCACGCACTTTAGAAAGTCCACAAATTACGACTTTATCTAGGTTGCAAGTGCCTTTGTCTTCAACTGCATCTGCTGCTTTCTTACCAATAATTCGTGCTTCTTGAATCTTCTGAGCAAGTTCTTGATATTTCTTAGACATCACTTCACCCCCTCAACCTGAACGCGGACATACATGTTCTGTTTTGCTTTGAGTTCGTTTGCTGCTTGTTCGTCGGCACATGAACGAAGGAAAGGGACTACGATAAAAACACCGATGACCATAGATAGCACCGAGCCACCTAAGAAGCCTTTGAAGCTGTTTATTGCAGCTTGGCTAAACTTGTACTTTTCAATTCTTTGATTCATAATCTTCTCACTCATTGAGTAAAAGTCCCGTCGGTCGAATGTCTGGGACTTTTTTGTTATCTGGTGAGATTTATTAAACCAAAGGTATAAAATAAAAGCAAGCATAAATTAAACCATAGGTGAAAATAATTTATGATTAGGTTTAAATATGCTTTAATAGGCAAAAGAAAACCCACACGGGGTGGGTTATTTGGAGTTTATTGAGATGAGCAAAGAAAACCTTTATTTCTGCTTAAATATGTTCTCTAGTTGCGGTGCATTATCATTTTCTATTTTCACTTTAGGTAGACATACTTATCTTGGGTTCTTTTTTGGCGCCCTATCTCTGGTATTTTTTTTAGTATTTATTGTTGCATTAATTAACAAACTTTCATCTTGTCAATGTAAGAAAGAACAGCAATAAGCACTGTAATCAATGTTAAAAAAGTAGTTAAAAAGTACTTCCATTCTTGCTTAATTAGTATCAATAGGGCAATGAATGGCTCAATAAAATAACTCAAAAACCTAGCAACAGGACTTCTATAAGGCTCCCTTATAATTGTATCAATGCCAGTAGCAGGGTTGCTGTCAATTAGACCTGGATCTCCTTTGTACCAAGTCTTAATCTTTTTTACTAATTCTCCAAACATATGTTATTCTCAACTTATCAATTATCTTGTGATATTGGTGGGCGCAAAGGCTAATGCTGCCAACATTAGTCAATCCAAGACCTTCCTAAGCTTGGGTGGAAAGACCGACTTACTATCGGTCTTTTTTTATTATTTAATTTTCTGGCCTAGCTTTCCTTCTTTTACCAACTGCACGACCTGCTCATTAGTAAGCACAGGAATAAAGACTTTGTCGCCAATATCTTTGGAAAGAATCTTCACTTCTTCGGCTGTTAGCACCAAAGCTTCACCATGTTTCGCAGCATCATTGATGCGAGCAATAATCTGATTGATTGGTAGTTTTGCGTTATCCAATTCCATTCTCCTTTTTTAACCTGCACGCCAAAATTGGCGACCCATAACTTTAAAATTCAATCCATTTTGCTCCGTGACTTCACGATCTCTGTATTTAGGATTTAGGCTGTGCAGAATCAGTTTCCCGCCTTCTTCCTTGAAAATCTGCTTAATCATGCCTTCACCCTCAAAGTAAACAGCATAAATTTGACCATCGATAATGTCGGTTTGGGATATATCAATGCCAACCAAATCCCCATCATCAATCTTGTCCGCCATGCTGTCGCCTTTAGCCTTGATGATGCGCATGCAATCAGGATGAACATTTTTTTGTTTAAAAAAACTAGGTGGGAATGGCTGTTTTCCATTGATCACATCAAAGTGAAACTCTATAGACTCTCCTGTGCCACAAGAAAAACTTGCCTCTACCACATCAATCCAGATAAATCCATCATCCCCACCATACTCAACTACTGACGGGCTTTGAATATCATTCACATCAAATGATGATTCATCTTTCTTGGATAGACCGTGCTTATCCATAAATTCTTGCATGTTGAAGTTGGTTAAATTTTGTTTTTTCTTCCCGTTTAGAAGCCATCCGGCATCAACTTCTAAAAGTTCGGCCAACTTATCCAAAGTCTCTTTGCCAATCTGTCCTTTTTTCCATTTAGAAGGCGCTTGAGGAGTCAGGCCAATCATTGTGGCAGCTTTAGACCATGATAATTTCTTTGCTTTCAGTGCTTCCTGAATGCGCTCAACCATTGTGCTCATAACTTTCATCGCGTGAAACCTTTGGTTAAATTTTCGTATAAAAAATATAAAATTGTAAGCAACCATAGGTTGAAAATAATTTTAACTCATGGTTTAATAAAAATATGAAACTGGTTTAAATAAGGTTTAAGATATGAATCCTATTCAACAAGCCATTGATGCTGTTGGTGGGCGAACCAATGCAGCGTCATTACTTGGGATCTCCTACGTTGCTGTAAGAAAGATGGCAGAAAAAGGTGTATTGCCACGTACTGATTACACAGGTGAAACCAACTACGCACAGATTCTTGCTGAGCACAGTAACGGGAAAGTGACTCAAGAATGGTTACTCGATAAAGCAAATCCAAAACATTTAGCGGCATAAGGAAAGTTTTATGAGCCTCGAAAAAAAATCTACGCATGTTCGTTTATCTCCCGAAAACCATGAACGTGCAAAAGTACTTGCAGAAATTAAGGGTAAAGACCTTGCTCAATACCTTGCTTACTTACTTGAAAAAGAAATCGCAGGTGAGTGGCATGTACTTAATTTACAAGCAAAATCATTTGAGCGCTTGGGATTAGGAGCTTTGATGCGGGATCTATCAACCGAAGTAATTTTTGGTGAGGGATCGGAAGGGATTAACGGGGATTTAGACAAATAAAAAGCCTGATCTCGTAAATCAGGCTTAGTGTTCAAACGAGGTAAGTCATATGAACTATCAAATATTAGCAGACATTGAACTAAATCGGAAGATTAGTTTGTTTCAAAAAGCGGTTGAGGCTTATGTGCTTAATCGAACTCTCGAAAACTCTATGGCATTGGCTAAAGCGAAAGCTGATTTAGCTGCATTTGTATTGAGAGGTGTTTGATGGGTGCATCAATTCCAATTATTAAGTTGATTGAAGCTATGAACGAACAGCCAATAGCATTCAACAAGCACTATGTATTTTTAGGATGTGGGATCAATGGGGCATTAATGCTCTCTCAATTGGTCTACTGGACTTCTCGCACTAAAGACAGTGAAGGTTGGATCTTCAAAACACATCATGAGTGGACTCAAGAAACTGGTCTTACTCGTCGTGAGCAAGATACGGCTAGAGCAACACTTAAATCACTTAAATTCATCTCTGAAAAAAAGATGGGTGTGCCTCGTCGTGTTTACTACCGTGTAGAGCATGAAAACCTTTATCAAGCTTTGATCGAATACTCTGAAAGCATTGATATTAATAGTATGCACAATTCCGCCATACTGAATGCACAGAACAGCCATACTGAATGCACAAATGCGCCAGACTGTATGCACAATTCCGCCATACTGAATGCACAAATCCGCCCATCTAATACAGAGAATACATACAGAGAATACACAGAGAATACTACAGATATTATTTGTGCTGAATCAGCACCAAAAACACAAAAATTCAAAGCAAAAGATTTCTTGTTGAAAAACGGAGTATCTGAGCAAACAGCAACTGAATATCTTGATCTTCGCGACAAGAAGAAAAAACCAGTAACTCAACGAGCTTTACAACTTGTTTTCAAACAAGCTCAGGAAGCAAAGCTAAGCAATGAGCGTGTATTCCAAATTATCGTTGTTCGTGGTTGGGAATCTTTCAAAGCAGCATGGAACTGGCAAGAGACAAATGCAGAGCTTGAGCAATTAGAAAATCCATTTGTTGAGCAGCAAGAAACAACTCCAACAAATGCCCCAGTGTTACTGCGCAAAGAATACAAGGGGGCTAAATGATGGATTACTTACATTCAGTTGCTACAGAACAGGGTGTGTTGGTTTCTTTGCTTTCACTAACAGATGGTGTGGACCAGTTTATTGATCGCCTAACGCGGGATCACTTCTCTGGGAAACATCAGATCATCTTTGATTCAATTCAAGCGATTCATAACCGTGGTGAGCAAATCGATTTTATTTTGGTGTGG